CTTTGGAATGGCATCGTGTTCTTTAGGTATTGTAACCTTTATAACATCAGGTACTATTTCACCTGTTGCCTCCGGTTTTGTTAAATCTACTTTAATCGGATCGTTGTTAATACTACCTAGTTTTTTAGGCATTTTTTTCTTTGGTGTTAATTTAAAGTCACCTTCCTGTTTAACAGGTTCATTTGTTTTTGTTTCTTCTGACATAATATAATATTATAAAATTAATGATTATCTAGGGCTAAAAGCTTCTAATCCAAAAGACCCTATGCTATCGTTGCTTGATTCAAAGTTTTTAGGCGGTCCATCAGTTTGACGTTGTTGTATCATCTCACTTTGTTGAGTACCTTCCATTTTAACTCTTTTATCTTTTCTATCTTCTATTTGTTGTTCTTTTATTTTTTCAGTTTGTCTTTGCTCTTTTGTAAGTTGTATATTGTAATTAAATTCTTCAGCCATTAATTCTTTTTTAATTAAAGCTTCTGTTTGCATTCTTTGTATTTCAAACTGCGACTTAGCTTGCTCTACGTTAACTTTTTGCTCTGTTAAAACTTGCTGCTTTTGTACCTCAGCCATAGCTGTTTTTTCAGCTAGTTGAGCGTTTGCCTGAGCTTGAGCTTGTATATTTGCTTGTTGAGCTTTTTGATCTCTTATTTGTTTTAACCTACGCTTTTGTTTAAGCATTTGATTAGCTAGTTTAAGATTTTTTATTTGTCTTAAATCTATAGCATCTTCTAAATCAATTCCACCACTTTGCAAAGCAACTTGAATGTTTTGCTCTAACTGAGCTTTTGCTTCATCGTCTGGTTCTAGTTCTAAAAATATACCAAAGTCATGTAATGATAAATTTTTAATTTCATTTAAAGTTTGCGTATTATAAACAGAAATGCTTGACATTAATGCTTGCCTAGTTAAAGGATTGTCTAATACATCAGCTAATTTTTTTGATACATTTTCACATAGTCTTAAGCTTAGGTATAAACTAGCGTTGTTTATATGCTTAGTAGCTATGTTAGATTGTTGTGCTGCAATTTTCTGTAATCCAACTAAAGTATCTTTGTCTGGTAAACTACCATCTCTAGCTTCATTAAGACCAGTCACATCTCTTATCATTTGTAAATAATAATTATATGTGTTTATTAAAGCACCTATTTTAGCTTGGCCCGCTGATGATGATAATTCTTGTATAGGAACCTTTCCTCTATTTAATTCCCCGTCTTGAGTTAAAGATCTACCAACAACCGAACCGGTTTGAAAATACATGTTTAAAGCTTCTGCTGGATTGTAATTGGTACCATTACCAAGGTCAACCTCTGCTAAACCATCCATATCTAAAAATACCCCATCTGGAACCATCCTAGATAATACTTGTTGCAGTTTTAAATGAGTTAGCTGTATCATATCAGCAAATCCCATAGTCTTTGTTATCAGCGACTCAATTCTACCGTTGTACATTCTTGGAGAACATATAGCATAATTCATTTCTACTTTTGTAGTATCAGCCATAGGTCTTGTCATATTCTCTGCCATTTCCCATTTTAGCATTGTGTCAGTTCCTAAAACTTTAACACCTTCAAATAAAACTTCTATGCTTCTACTTATTCTTTCAAACGAATCTGCTTTAGGTGGATTAAATGTGTCTGGTTTTTCTAATATTTTTTCTAAACCTGAATCAGTTTGTTTTAATTTAAAAACTTGATCCATATAGGTTTTGTATTCAAAAAATAATACTTGAACCGTGTTTTCATCATATGCGCCGTAACCATAAATATAATTATTATTACTATTATATTTTTGTAGATTAGCTAATTCATCTTGAGGTATGTGAGGAAATAGTTTTGAAATTTCTGGAATAGTTAAAGCTTTTACTTCACCTACATAATATACGTCTTCAAAATTAGGATCGCTTGTATATGAATAAATTAAATGTGCAGGGTCTACATAATCTAAAGTAATACCGTTTGAAGGATTAAAACTTGTTTTAGCTGCGGCTATTCCTAACGTTACTAAATCTAAATTAATTCTACGTTTTAATAACTCAAACTTGTTTTGTGCTAGTACTTGGCTAATAGCCTCTTCCTCTGCTATTTCTACAGATTGTTTATAAGACAATTGCAAATGTAATTCCATTTCTTCTATTGACGTAGGAAGATCGGCTTCAGGAATATTAGTATTAGATATATCAACACCCGTAGCTGCTTTAACTTTATTTTGTATTTGTTTAGCAAACATATCTTTAGCTAAACCATCAGCGTAATCAGTTCTTTTTTTAATAGACTCTGGGTCTTGAGCATAAGCTTTAATATCATAATCTTTAGCTGAAATACCATTAACTAATATATCTACAAATTTTGACAATATTGGTACTGGTTTCCAGTCTAAATTTAAATAAGACAAGTCACCATTGATAGATAATTCGTCTTTATATTTTTGTACAGATTGTTCTCCTCTAGCATATAATCTTCTATTGTGAAAATCATTAAAACTAGTTAAATATCTGTTACCATTAGTTCTTCCTTGTGAAAACCATTCAGACTGTATAGCTTGGGCAACCTGAGCTCCATATTTTAAAGACATCTTTTCCTCAAAAGGTACTACCTGATCCGGAAACGTGCTATTACCATTATAGTTTATTTTCATTTATCTTATTATTTTTGAAATATCACCTTTATTATCAAATCTTTTTATACCTAAATCATACTGAGTTATAACTTTTTGTGGTATAGGTCTATATTTGTTTTTATTACAAGCCATAATAGCCAGTCCTGAACTAATAGAGGCATCATGAGTTGTTCTATTATTTATATTAAATTTAGCCCAATCTTCTAATGTTCTTTGGAAATATAAATCTCCATATTTATTATTAGAATTTAAACCTATATGATCTTGTATATAAGATTCTATTGCAGCAGCATGAGCTTGTTTTATGTCTTCACTAGAATTTGGTATACCACCAATTTCTCTTTCTGTTACAGACAACTTATTGTATATTTTATCTGGTCTATTCATAGAGTAACCTCTATAACCTCTTCTTTTGAAATAATATAAAAGTCTTGGTTTGTTATTTTCACATAATAAAGGCATGCCATAAAATATACAAGCCATTAAAACATCTTCAAAAAATATTTCTGCAGTTGCAGGTCTAGCTATGTATTCTAAAAAGAAATGATTAGTAGGGTGATTCTCCATACTAAACTTAGTTAAACCGTGTAAAGCTCCGTTAGAACCTCTTTTATCTACAGTACCTGATATATCATAACTATCACAACCAAACGCACCCATGTGTTCATTGCCAGGATATTTTCCACCGTTTTTAGAAATTACATTATTCTGTAAATTACTTTGTGGAACCCATGATATAAAAAACCTACCACTGTTGCTAGGGTTAAAAAGAACTGTAGTATCTTTCACACCATTAACCCATTGAAAATTTCCTTGAGTTATTACGCTGCTATTTTTAATATCAGCATTCCAGTCTATTTGTTCGTAAATCTTAGTTAAATTAAATAAAGACGATTTAGCTTCATCTCTGAATGCATGTTCCTCTGTACGTGGAAACTGTCTATAAAATTCATTTAAGCCATCCTGATCTCCCTTAAGACCATCTACTTCATTTTGCCAGTATTCTATAACGCCTATATTTATTTTTGTGCCATTCGGATCTTCAACTGGTTTCCTCGGCGTGTTGAAGACAGGTACACCATAAGAGTCGATGTATCCTTCGTAATTCCATTCCATAGGTATAAACAAAGAATATAATCCTGAGCGAGTCTGTCCATTGGCGTTTCTTTTGGTAACATCCGAGTCATAGTAAAGTTTCTTAAAGTTTTCACCACCCTTATCTAAAGAGTTTGATGTTGATCCCATCATACACTTACCAATAATCTTGCTACCTAATCGTAAACAAGTTTTAGTTACCCTCCAGTTGTTTAATATATTGTTAGGTCTTTCCCATTTACCAGATTCATCATGAACCAAAAGCTTTAGCTTTTCTCCATCATAAGAGTTATCCCCTGTATTTTTCCAGTCAACTGTTGTATCTAACCCTGTAAGTTCTCTAAGAGTTTCATTGTTTTCAAGTTTTCTTCTAGTGAATTTACTTGCTGGAACTCTATATGCTAATTCTGTTTTTGGACGGTCCATACCGTCTTGTATTGGTTTGAAGAAAAACGGGTAATTAACCGAGATCGGTACAACTTTGTCAGTGAACATTGTCTTAGCATCAGGCCCTGATTTAGACAAAATCCCAAATCTTGAATCGGTTGATATTGTTGCGCTGTTAACTGTTTCCCCTGAGGCCATAAAAGAAAATCCTGACCTTCTGTTTTTAAGATAGCAAATGCCATATGATCTTGTGTCGGCTTTACAAGCTTGCCAGAATATAAAGAATAATCTGTTTGATTCCCTAAAATCTGGTTTCCCAACATCAATCTTGGACCACTGCAAGTACATGTAATGAGTACCAGTAATATAAGTAGGTTCATTTTTATTAAAAAACCAAAAGCCTTTTTCTCTGTAATCAAACTCTTTATCAATGTAATCATACCATGTTTCTTTAAAATCTACATCATACTCCTCCCAATCAAATATTGTTTTAATATTTTTAAAAGCTTTAGGTAGTAAAGTTCTTTCCCATCTGTTGGATTTAAATTCTACTATATTTTCTGGTTGTTTAGGTAAAGCTATTTTAAGATTCTGTATCTCATATATTTCACCAACCTCACCAGTTCTACTGATTACAATCATATCATATTCCTTATTGTAACCGTACTCCCATTTTTTATACCTATTTTTTTGCTTTAAAACTTTAGGTTTAATATGGGTTTTTAATACTTTAAATAATGTTTGATCGTACATTACTTAGATCTTCCTTCAGCAAAACCTTTAAAACTTTTTTCTTCTTTAGTTTCTTTAGGTTTTTCATTTAACATGTCCTCCTCTTCTTGTATTCTTTGCAATATTTCAAATGCGTCAAATATAGCTAGCTTTTTTGTAGCTGCAGCGTTTTTTAAACGATCTGCGGAAATATCCGGGCCAAAATCTATAATAGGTTCTTTAGCAACTTTGATTAATTCTTCAACTGCTACTTGCCCAGCTTGGATTATACTCAGCTTGGTTTTCTTTATTTCCATACTTAATAACAATATCATTTGATTTCATACAATACAAACGCTTTTTATCAACGATAAAATCATACTCCCCGTATGGCGTATAGCCAACGGTGTCTCCCTCGTTTATTCCTAGCGCTTCTAACGAGCTATTACCTATTTTTAGTATGCCAATAAGGTTTTGCTCTTTATTTACCTTAAACTTGCTTTCACTTTTTAAGGGTTTTATGAAACATCTATCATTTATAGACGTCCATTTTGAGTTTTGATTATATAAATAAATTTGATCTATTGCACAAAAATATTTATTATCTTGAAAAAAAGATCTAGATTTTTTCTTTATGCCTTTCACGTCATAAAAAGTTCTAAATACATTATGATGTATTAAAATAATATCACCTTTTTTAATTGGAGTTTTTAAAGCTAAAGGAGTTTTAATTACCTTAGCTATGTTGTTTACAAACTTGTAACTTTCAATTTTAGTGTTTAATATTATTTTTACGTTTTCTATTTCTATTTCGTTATCATAGGTGTCACCAACTGGTTCTACTATGAAATCATATAAACTACGCATTAATACTCTAAATCATATTCAATGGATATAGCCATGTTAGAATTAAACTTCTTCCATGGCAATATTTCATCTCCTTTTTTTATGTGAATATTGTAAGATGAATCAGTAAGATCATGAATGATGTAAGCTATTTCATGCCCTCCATAGACTTGTTGCCCAATAGAGTAATGCATAGCGTCATTTTTGTAATCAGATCCAATGCTGATTTTTCTTACAACGTTGCTCACTTTTACTTTTCTTCTTCTTTTTGTTCTACTATAGTATATTCTCCAGTAGCAAGGTCTATGTTTATAGCACCATACTCTTTTTCAAGTTTCTTTTTAACTTCTTCAGCTTCTTCACTTGCTTTGCTAAAATCTACTTTAAGAGCACTTTTTTGTACCTCAACATAACCAATATTATTTAATAATTGGTTTACTTTTCCTTGTGTTTCTCTAACTTCTTTTAACTGTTCTTCAGTTATTTTTGCGTTTTGTTCTGCCATTTTAATTTAATTTGATTATTAATGTTTATTTACTTATTTATTATTACTTATAGATTTGAATTTTTCCGCCCCACGCGAGCCAAAATAGGCTACGTAAACCGTTGTTGTTAAAGTTTTTAACAAACTGATCCATTCTTGTTCTACCGTGAAGGATAGATGCTCGTGGCTATCCACCCATATAAAAGCTATTGTCATAGCTGTTAAGAATATTAAACTCATTGGTCGTGTATTTTTACTTAACCATGAGTCAGATTTCATATCGCTTTCCCAGCGTTTTGAAACCTCTTTTAATTCTATCATATCTTGCTCTAATAACAGAAGAGCAGTTTCTTTATCTTGTGGAGATATTACAGTATCAGATTCTTTATGTATTAAGCTTTTTACTAATCCTAATACACCAGCATTTGGTATTATACCACTCACAGTTCCAAGGATACTAGGGGCAATCTTGTTTAAAAATTGCCCAACTTTAGTATCTTTGAATTTTTTCTTAGACATTAGTTTTAACTTCTTCTAATAGTTTGTTGATTGTCTGTACCTGTGTTTGCTTGATAATCCATTCCGTCTCTTTTTCTTTTCTCTTGAGTTATTATGTTCTTCTTTTTATCTATATTAACTTGACTCATATTTTTATTTTCAAAATTCCTCATATCTTTATTTGCCTGACCAAGATTCCTTTTAAAATATGGAGACTTTTGATCGTGCACACTTAAAGGAAGGTTCTTGGTAGAAGTTACAGTAGTATTTATTTTACTCGCATCTCCTATAACAACCGGATCTTGCGACATAGTTACATGAGGATGCTTGTGAGTTGAACCATCAATTACATCTGCAGCACCTTTACCCATTATCTGAGCTACTCTAGCAGCTCCTTTTGCATAACTGTTTTGTCTAGCTGGTCCAAAGTTTTGTGTAAAACCACCTATTTTACCAGCACCATTATGCTTGCCAGAACCAGTTACAGCATTTTTTATCGTATTAAAATCATTAGAAAAACTCTGACCCAAGTGACTAACAAAACCTTTGGCAAAGTCTGTAACTTTGTCCATAGGAGTTTTAGCTGGACGATTTGTATTAGGTGTTGTTTGACCTTTTGGTTTTGGTGGTTTTCCACTTATTAATGCAGCACCTTTTTTCTTAGCAACACCCGCTTTAACCTCTCTATCAGTTCCTTTATCAGCTTTTGCTTTTCTTTTTTCAAGATTAGTAATTCTATTTGATTTTTTACCTTTTATTACTGTATCATCAGTTTGAGATTTTTTAAGTGTTTGTAAATCTATTTTGTCCTGCAATCTCTTGCTTCTATTAGATTTTCTTTTAGATTTTTTAGTAGCTCTTGAAGCTTTTTTATCTGCTTTCTTTTTATCTCTAGCTTCTTGTTTTAACGCTTTACCTTCTGCTTTTAATTCTTTTGCGGTATGCTCTTTACCATCTTTGTGTGTAGCAGCACCTTTTTTCTTAGCTCCACCTTCAGTGTCTTGTATTTTTTCTAATTTTTCAGCTGGTACAGCCATA